ATATATTACTCTAATAAATTTTCAACTATTAACTTGTTGTGAATGTTTTAGTAGCGTTTCCGCCTCCAGTAAATTCTTCAGTAGCACTACTTCCACCAGCAGGGGGACTACCTCCAGCAATCATTGCGGATGAAGCACCGCCCATACTACCATTTCCACCTCTGCCTCTTCCAGTTGACATATTAGCTGTTTCAGTCCATGATGTTCCGTTCCAATCTTCTGTATTTACTGTTTGTCCTCCTGGTACATCTCCACCATAAACAACTCCTTTTGGCTGAGTTCCTGCTTGTCCACCATGCAAAGTTCTACCTGTATTAAGATCGTTTACTTCTGTCCACGAAGATCCATTCCATGATTCTACTGATTGGTTTGAAGGAGATCCACCTGCATAAATTGCAGCAGCGTTAGAAGCAGCGAGACCAGAACCACCAGGTCTAGCAGTATTCAAATCAGTTATTTCAGTCCACGCAGATCCATTCCATGATTCTACAATTCCATTATCACCTGTTGGATTTGTAGATCTTCCAATACATAAAGCTGAAGTTGATGTACCACAGCCTCCACCAAATCTTCCTCCTGAATTCATAGAAGGAGTCCCTGTCCATGAAGTTCCATTCCAACTTTCAGATGCTGTTGTAGTTCCAGGCGTTAAATCACCTCCAAAAGCTAATCCTGCAGTCCCAGTTCCAGAACCAGCAAGTCCATATCTTGCAGTACCTAAATTATTTACTTCAGTCCACGCTGTTCCATTATATGATTCTGTGTTTGATGTTTTTGGATTAGGTGGTTCTCCTCTTCCACCAAAAATTATACCAGCGTCTTTAGATGAACAGGCACCTCCGTGAGAGTGTCTACCTTGATTTATATTTCCTCCTGATGCCCATGCAGCTGTTTGATTAACAACACCTTTTAAAGTTGTGCTAGTGGTATTATACCAAACTTGACCTAGCAAAGGATCTGAAGGGTCAGAAGAAAAATTTTGTACTTTAGTTCCAGCAATATCTTTATAGTCTGCCATTTTATGCCTCCAATACTATATTTTCAGGTCTAACACCTAATCTTTCAATTTTCTGACTAGATGTTTCACCTTCAATATTATTGTTATCCCAATTAGTTTGTGCTGTGCTTATTTCTGAATCAACAATAGCTTGTGCTTCTGCTAAAGTTTTTCTTTCACCTACTACAGAAACAACCCATCTATTTGCATATTGATTATTAATAGGAGTTCTCCAAACATTACCTACATATTCTATAGGTGAAATTTCTCTAGAATCTTTATCAGTTATAAATCCTGAACCCCAGTTAGTTGCTACACAATATTGATAATTTGCCATATTTTTCTCCTTAATCCGTATCTAAAGTTTCTACTCCACTATCTCCAACTACTTTAAATGTATCAGATGCTGTATCATAAAAAACTTCACCTTCAATAGTTCCAGTGCTTGTTTTATCTTGTATTGCCGTTCCTTGTATATCCTTATAAGTAGCCATAATTATTTATTCTTCAACAACCAACCTTGTGTTCCGTCTGTATAGACTAAACAATTGGCTGCCCTTTCAACGTTAACTGTTAGATCTGCTGCATCTCCTTGAATTTTTTCTGAGTTTCTTCCAATAGTTAAATTATTTGTATCAAACGTTCCTGCATAATCTATAAATGAAACTTCATCACCGATTGTTGGTGATGATGGTAATGTTAAAGTAAATGCTGCACTAGTTGTATTACAAAAATATCCTTCACCTGCCACTGCAGTAAAACCAGAAGTTTTAACAGCTTGCCATGATGTACCACCTGATACTTCAGCAAAAGATAAAGTACCCGATCCGTTTGTTTTTAAAAAATTATCTGCTGATCCATCAGCATTTGGAAAAGTTAATCCATCTAGAACAATGTTTCCTGAACCATTTGGTGTAATAGCAATGTTACCATTAGCTGCATCTGTGATAGTAATTGAACCTGAATTAGTTCCTGAGTTTGTATCTAAAACAAGATCATGCGCACCACTTGTTGTTAAAGTTGCAGCTGCTGCTCCTGTTCCAATTCTAACTTCTCCAGAACCTTTTGGTTTAAGATGTAAATCAACATTAGTTTCTCCACTTGCACCAAGAATAGGTGGATTACCTGTTGCTGCATTTGTAACTTCTAATTCATTAACTGCTGAAGCAGTTGTTTGAAATATAATTTGTTCAAGACCGTTTTCATCTGCAATGAAATGAGCATCATCTATTTTTATATTAAAAGAATTTGTATCTAAGTCACCACCTAATTGTGGTGTAGTATCCTCAACAATATCAGTGATACCAGTTCCAATAGCTAGTGTATCTATATCAGGATTAGTTCCATCATTTGCTGTAGCAAATACAATTTTATCACCTTTGTTTGTAGCTGAAAAAGTAAAAGAATCTCCTGAACCAGAAGCATATTTAAATTGAACTGTGTGAGATCCTGAAGTTGAATTTCTTAAAATATAAAAGTTTTGAACATCAATCGGTATAGTTACAATTTGATTTCCAGAAATAGTTCCAGTAAATTCTATCATTCTATGTGCAAGTTCTGCACCTGTTGATCCATCACTAACTGTTAGAGCAGTTGTTTGTGCACCACCTGCTATTGATTTTGCAATGTAACCACCTGAAATTTGTTCAATAACAGATAAGTTAGTATTAGTTTTTGTTCCCCATGTACCGGCATTTTCCCCAGTTGCTTGAAGTTCTATTCCTAAAGGTGTGTACGTTGATGCCATATTTTTCTCCTATGCAGCGTCATTATAACTTGTATTTGATCCAGTTGCAACATCTGAATATGTATTATTCGAGCCTGTTGAAACATTACTATAGCTTGTATTTGAACCAGTGTCAATATTAGCGTAAGATTGTATTCCAAGTAAACCTACAGCAGACGTAAGAGGATCTGTTACTAATCCTTTTACCATTTCTACAGGTGAAATAGATCCTACAGAAGATGTAGAAGAAACACCTGTTAAGCCTACTACATCAGCAGGAGCTATTGATCCTACGGAAGAGGTTGAAGAAACACCTGTTAAATTTAATAATTCTACAGAACCAATTTCTAAATCTCCAACAACAAAAGTTGCAGATACACCAGTAATTGCACTTGGACCAAACTCTAATCCTAAAGTTCCTAAAGAAGAAGTTGCAGCCACTCCTGTAACAGGTTCTGTGCTTACACCAAAAGCAACTCCTAAAGTTCCTGAAGAAGAAGTTGAAGACTGTCCAGAAACAGCAATCGTAGGACTTATTACAAAACTAACACTACCAACATTTGTTGTTGCTTCTTGACCAGATAATTCATATGCAAATTCTAATGTAGGAGATCCTACACTTGCAGTTGCTTCTCTTCCAACTAAAGGAATAACTTGATTTGGAGATTCACCCCAAGAATTATCTCCCCATGAATCTCTACCCCAACCAACTAAAGTTCCTACATATGACATTGTTGGTGTTGCAAATTCTGCGGATACACCTGTTAATGGCACACCTATTTCACCATCAACTTGCGGACTACCAACACTAGTGGTCATAGAGTGATTAGCACCAATCATCTCTAATAAATATGTAAACGCTGGAGTTATAGATCCCGGTGAAGCAGTTGCCTCTAAACCAGTAACAGAAATAGTTTCATCTCTTCCCTCACCCCAATCAGCTGTGTTCCAAGTTAGTCTTCCCCAACCTGTTTCATTAAATGCTTCTATGTCACCTACAGATGTTGTAGAAGATACCCCTGTTAAAGTAATAGTTTCATTAGCAAGAGTTCCCCATTCACCATCGTTCCAAGATTTTGCACCCCACCCTGTTTTTAAAACAGTGGCACCACTCCATTGAGATTGATCCCAGGTTAAACGGCCCCATCCTGAAGTCACCGACATGGGCGCCCTCCTATGCTATACGAATGATTGCGTTACTTGCGTCTGCTGTTGGAAATTGAATTGTAAATGTTCCACTTGATACTGTTTTGTCACCACCAAAAGCGATAACAGCAACAGCTTTGTCAGATTGATCGTCGTTATAAATTAATGCACCATTTGCAGTAAAAGATGCAGAAGTATAACTAACGTCTGAAAAATCACAAACTGCAGTTGATCCAGATAGAGCTGGAGTTACACTTGTTAAAGATGCACCACCTGCAGAATATGCAGAACCTGATGTGTTTGAAATTTCGTTCGATGTTGAATAAGCTGTAGTTGAAGCTCCTAAAGATGCAGAGCTAGTAAATAAAGCTATTTTAAAAGTATCACCACTAGATGCAGTGAAATTATGTGTACCAACTAAAATCTCTTGTTTAAAGCTGTTACAAATTGCTGATGATATTGCCATAATTTATTCTCCTACGGGTTTGCTGAGTTAACTGGTATACGAACAGCGCCATCCGTGTAGTCGTCTCTTCGTCTCCTACCAACTTGCTCGTTAGCAAACTTTTGTACTTCTTGTTTATACTTATTTTCGTATAGTGTCAACATATCTATCGGACCTTTTAAAAAACCATATGTTTCTGATAAACAGCAATATAAAAGACCATTTGGAAAGTTAAGACTAATATAATTAGTTGTGTTGTCTGAAGCTAAAGTAGCTGGCATTTTGTTATAATGAACTCTAAATTTATATGTTGCATCAGGAACGGGAGCTAAAAATATACGCCCTGAGTTAGTATCTCCATCTCCTGTTGCTCCACCAAACATAGCATAGTATTTAGGTTGTCCTCTTTTTGCTGACTCTGTTGATGGCACATATTCTTGTAAATATGACATATCTTTTTTTTCTAAAAAAACATTTGCACCTGTTGTAGCAGATGTAGAAGTATAAACTTGTATACCTCTTATAAATAAAGCTCCTCCTGGAGAATTTATTGATTCTTGACCCACAACAAGATTACCAATTTGTTGTTTTTTGTCTGCATCGATAGGTACATCTCTCATTATTCTATATTGAGCATTAAGAATAATATTTTCTAAAATATCTGTAGTTAAAACATTAGAATCTGTTTCAGTATAATTTCTAATTTGTGTAACTAATCCGCTGTAACTTATTCCAGCCATTATTCAGATTCTCCTTTATATTTTAAACGTATCTTTTTTTGTTTTTTTGTTTCCTCTAAAACTAAAGTTTCCTCTGGACAGTGACACTGTTTAATTCCAAGTAACTTACAAATAAAATTTTTAATTTTTTTAATCATGCGGTTAATGTGACTGGTCCTACTGAACAGCCAACTCCTCCTCCTTTAACACCACCAATTGTAGCAGTATCTGTATCAACTGTAAAATGAAAAAAATTTGCTACAGAATAATCACTAGTGTTTCTAGCATCATTTACATACAATCCTGTTGTAATTGCATAACCAGCTGCTTTAGCAACATTAGCACCTGTAATGCCATCAAAATCTGCAGGGTTTGCAAATTGAAATGTCCCACCTGCTGCAGTTATAGCTAAAGGTGCTCCTCTAAATCTGTATGTTGTTCCATTTGTTAAACCATGACCAGGTGCAGTTACATTAATAATTCTTGAACCAGAAGAATAAGTTTCAAATCCGTTTTCTGGTATAGAATATGGAACATCATTTTCTGTTCTATCTGGTCTAACATTACGTAAAGAAATAGAATCACCGTTCATAGGTTTTGGTTCTAATTGTGGTTGCTTAGGTTCAAATTCTGATACGTGCACAAAAGATCCATTCCATTCTCTAACCATTTCTTTAAATGGAAACTCCATACCTGATCTATCAGATATTGCTTTTGCGTATTTTCCTGTTGCGTACTTTGCCATTATACTCCTGGGTAATAAGCTTTTGGTGTTATGTATGTGCTAGAAGCTGAACCATCTTCTGCTAATGCTCTTGCTAGTTCATCTTCATAAGCTAATTTTGTAGCTTGCATAAGTTGTGGTTGATATTTTTGTGATAAATAATATGCAAGTCCTGAAACCATACAAGGCACAAATCTAAATGGAACGTCTGTTGCATTTGTATAATCACCTACATCTTGTATTCTTTTTATAAAAAAGAAATGCATATCTTTAGATGCGTTTGTTGAATCAGGTGTTGGATAAACATGTATTCTAACTTTATCAATAAATCTCTCTACCCAATATTGATTAGGTGTTCCTTTAGATAATTTATTAGAAAACCCTGCATACGTAGATCTGTCTACTTTAGTCATGGGACTATCTGATTGTGTTGTTTGAGTTCTATTAGATCTTAATTGTGCTTCAAGGACATCGGATATTCCAAATACACTAGCTGGAGCTGTAGTTGTTGCTGAAGTTCCATCACCACTTGCTCTAAAAAAATCATAGTCTGATTGTCCTTCAATTAAATCTAAATTAGTATCTCCTATTTCCCAATAGTGAATACCTCTATTACCCCATTCTTGAAATAATATATTAAGAGATCTTCTAGCGGATTTAAGTTGATAACCCGCTACAGAATTTAATCCAATACGTTCAAAAGCATCTTCTATTATTTCTTCAATAGAAAAAGTTTTATCGAACGTTACTGTTCCCGAAGTAGTATTAGCCATTTAAAATCCTATGCGTCTAGGTATACTGTCAACCCTGTTATATCACCTTGATCCATTGGAAGAAAACATCCACTGGTAAATAAAACTCCATCGTCAGGAATATATGGATCTAAGTCCCCTGCATCTGCAGTTAAAGGCATAATTGTAGACCCTGTGCTTGAAGTAGTTTTAAATAAAAATGTATCTGCGCTTGCAATAACTCCATGCATTCCTCTAACTCTAGTTCTACCATCTGCAAGGACAGCATGTATTCCGCTTGTTGTTACTCCAGCAGAAATATCTGTAGATGAACCATCTCCAGTTATACTAGTAACAGTGTTATAAAATTTAGTTGAAGTTACCGTAGCTCCTCCCGCAGGACCAGTAAGATCCTCAGTTATGCTATCTCCATTGTGATCAGTTCCAACCACAGTATAAGTAACGCCTGAATTATCATCACCAGAACCAGATGTCAGAGTAATTTTTTGAACAGTTCTAGAACCTAAATCTGCTTGTGCAAAAGTATCTTTTGCTGATTTTAAAGTTAAAGCTGTAGCAGGATCTGCTTCATCAGATAAGGTTGTAGTTGAAGTAGCTGTTCCTCCAGTTGCTAATCTAGCTTTTACGTCAGTTGCCATATTTTTTCTCCTTAAAATTTATGTGGGGCCGAAGCCCCACACTAATTAATTATTACGCTGCAAAAACGAATGCACCTTTAACTTGAGTTGTTTCTCTAGCTAATGATGATGCGATGTGCCACGTTCCATCTTCATAACAAATGAAAGCAATCTGTCCACCAATCGTCAACAAATTAGTTGTTGCGTTGGCTGGTGTGAAAGTCAATTTAGTTTCACCTGCTGCTGAAGTATCAAAAGTTACTTCATCTGAACCTCTTGATTCAATAACTGAACCAGTTGCCCAAACATCTGAACCAGCTGCATCAAAAACTAATGTTGCTGTTCCACCAGTTGTGTCAACCGCTTGCGCGTAGACTACAATTGTTCCCGCTGTTGCTGCAGGTAATGTACAAGTTGCAGCTGCTGCACCTGTGTAGTTGATTACAGAAATAGTGTCTGCTGCTAGTGTTATAGCAGTAGCTGTTGCTACATCTGCGATTGATAAACCAGTAAAGTCAGGCATACCTGAACTCATTCTAGTAGTAATAGCTCCAGTAGACGTATTTTTAGTTGCTACTTGAAAACCTTTTTCCGATCTTACCGGACCGTTAAACGTTGTTGATGCC